ATAGATAACTCAGATAATTCAAAATATAACGATTATAACAACCCAAGTCCAGTTTTAGATACTTTACAAAAACGAGGGTTTAGGGTTGGTAGAGATTAATAAAATACTATGCTAGGAAAATTAAAAACTCCTACCTTTAAACCTCCGAAAGAGATGGTAATAAGTTGGGACACTTTTAGGAAAGGTCTCAATTTATTTGGTAGAGAAAATGAAATAGATAAGTCAGAAATGGTAACAACTGATGACCTTATGTTGAAGGGGTCAGGTGTTCCTACAAAAAGATGGGGCTCACGCGATTATTTTTTATCAGGTCCAACAGGTGCTACTAATTTTATTGGGTCTTATAAAAAATCAGATAATACCATTGATGTATTATCTTTAACCAACGATGGAATTTTAACTAAAAAAAGTGGCGCTTCTTATGCAAATATCACAGGATATTCATGGCCATCAGGAGCTCGCGCCGATGCTGCCCAATTAGGAGATAAGGTTTATTTTGTTACTCCAGATAGAGCTTGGGCAAAATATGATTTTACTAGTTTAATAGGATTTGCCGCACTGACTACCCCAGAAGGAGCTCTTGTTACTAATATTTCAGGGGCTACGGGAACTTCTACTTTTTCATGGAGAATAACTGCTACAGGTGTTGGAGGAGGAGAAACCATTGGCTCAACTCCAGTTTCATTAGCTAGTATTCCACAGGATTTATCAAAAACATTAGTTAGAGTTTCGTGGACTGCAGTTTCTGCTGCCTCAGGAGACTTATTAAGTTATAATATTTATAGAGGAACTCCAGGAAATGAAGTTTGGGTTGGAGGAGTTGATAAATCTACCGTAAAGTTTGATGACTACGGAGTAGATGCTCCAGATCCATTTAGAACTGCTCCTATTGCAAATACTACTTCTGGTTATAAAGCTAAATATATTATTCGTTATCAAGACCGTCTCATTATGGCGGGAATTGATGGAGATCCAACAGTGCTTCTTATTTCAGGTCGTTATCCATATCATGAAAGATTTGACTGGTATGGTGGTGGAGGATCAGTAATGATTGAACCAGACTCGGGTCAAAATATAACAGGTCTTGGAACTTATCAAGAAAAATTAGTTGTATTTAAAGAAAATTCAGTATGGCAAGTATCTCTTGATCAAATCACTTTTGGACAATACGTTATTTTAAATCCTCAATATAAATTATTAACCGCCTCTCAAGGTTGTTCTTCTTACAGATCTATTGTTGCCGTTGAAAATGAAGTTATGTTTGCTAATAAAAATGGAATTTATATTTTAAGATATGAACCTCAACTTTATAATATTATCAACGCTAATGAAATATCAGCAAAAATTAAACCATTCTTTGAGGCATTAACCGATGCTGACGCAACAACTTGTTCTGCTATTTATGCTAATAAAAAATACGTATTATCTTTTCCAAATAGCAAACAAACAATGATTTTTGACCGAGAAAGACTTGCTTTCATGGGTCCATGGAATACTCCTTATGGAATTTCTCAATGGTGTAAGTATACAGACTCAACTGGGGTGGAACATTGGATTGCCGCAGATAGTACTGATAATTATGTTTCGGAATTTTCACCAAATTATACTGATGATAAAGGTACTGTTATTGGGACTATTTTTAAAAGCAAGAAGGATGACGGATTAGATTGGACTGTTTTTAAAACCCTTAATGAAGTATACTTTTATTTAAAATCTGTTACGGGTTCGATTCAAGTTACGGTTTATATTGAAGATAGAAGTGGCTCAACAATTTCCGCAAAAGCCTTTACTCTTACTGGGGCTGAGTCTACTGGAACCTCTGGGGTTGGAACTGATTTAGTAGGACTTACAATGTTGGGTGATAGTGAAAATAATCCAACTGCGTCGGTGCTAGATATAAAGAAAAAGGCATTAATTTATAAAGGAACAAGAATAGTTCAGGTAGAAATTAGGACGACTGGACGGACTGATAACTATGAACTCTTGGGGATAAAGAGTGTTCTGAATACACAAGCGAGGGGTAATTCTCCAAGTTCGTGGACAATTTAGATTGTCTATATGCTCTAATTTGAATAGTATTGACAAATGATTTTTAGTTAGATATATTAAATATAGAGAGTTAACTACGTTGCTGTGGTTAAATATTATTATTTGGATAGTAGAGCAACCTACTGTCCATATAAAAATATAGAATGAAAAAATGTTACCGCTGCAAGGAAGATCTTTCTTTAGAAAATTTTCACAAAGATAAAAGTAAAAAAGATAGATTAGATTATATGTGTAAAAATTGTAGAAAAATAAAACAAAGAAAAGACTATGTAAAAAATTTAGAAAAGATAAAAATAAGACATAAAAAATATCGTGCAGAACACGCAGAAAGAGAAAGAAAAAGAGGAATAAAATATTATAAAGAACATATAGAAGAAGAAAAAAAAAGAAGTAAAAAATATTATTTAAATAATCTAAAAAAAACAAAAGAAAGACACAAAAAATTTTATTTAAAAAATCCAGATTATGATAAAAAACACTATAAAAAAAATATCAAAAAAATTCAAGAACGTAGATTTTCTTTAAAAGGAAGAGATGTCCGTAGTAAATATAAATTTAATGTTACTATTTCTGATATGTTGGAGTGGCAAGATTACAAATGTGCTATCTGCCAGGAAGTGGAAAATGGAATAAGATTACACGTAGACCACGATCATATAACTGGTCAGATTAGAATGTTATTGTGTCATGGATGTAATTTAGGAAATGGAATTACTGACAACTGGCAACTACTCCTAGCAAAATCAGAATACATCAAAACTTATTCCTCTTGACATCTCCAAATTAGTCAGATAGATTGAACTTACATAGGTTATTTCGTAAAAAATACAAATACCCGCGCCAATAATCGGTTAGTGAAGCGCGGGATTTTTTTTGGTTATAAATTATTTTATAAAAAATGGCGAGCGCTCGACATATTAGTCTTAGTACCTCTAATGCTTATTCAAGCACCTTAGACGGTAACGTAGCATTAGGAGACACTTCTATTGTCTTAACAAACGTAACTGGACTTCAGGCACCAGGTCTTTTATGTATTGATAGAACAAATGGATCAACGTCAACCCCAACCTTAAGAGAATATATTTATTTTACAGGAATTTCTACTCGAACATTAACTGGTGTAACTCGTGGCTTAGGTGGATCAACAACTCAACCTCACAACTCAGGAGCCCTTGTTGAAGAAATTATAACTATTGATCATTGGAACGATTTACTTGAATCTATCTTAGTTGGTCACAATAGCTCAGGAACTCATAAATCATTTCCTATTATTCAAACAGTACAAACATCCGCGCCAGCAGCTGGAGGAACGGCAACTTTAGATTTGTCTGCGGGTAATTATCAAGCTGTAACAATGCCTGCGGGAAATGTTACCTTAGCAATATCTAATGGAACTGCTGGTCAGTGTTTTGCAGTAGAAATAACACAAGATGGAGTTGGATCAAGAACCGTTACATGGTTCTCCACAATCAGATGGGCTGATGGTAGCGCTCCAACTCTTACAACAACTTTAAATAAAAAAGATACATTTAGTTTTGTCGTTACTGGTTCAAATACCTACGATGGTTTTGTGATCGGCCAAAATATTTAAACTATGACAGCAATATTAACAAACGTCGCAACGGTTAATCAATTTTCAACTACCTTAAATGGCAATATAACCGCGAACGCCACTAGCATAACACTCGATTCTGTCACTGGTTTAAATACCGCGGGCGGGATTTTACTTATTAACGGCGCTAGAGGTTCTACCTACAGAGAATTTATTAGTTATACGGGAATTTCAACAAAAACCTTAACTGGAGTAACTCGTGGACTTGGTGGAGAAACCGCTAAGGTTCACAACGATGAAGCTATAGTTGAAGAAACATTAACCCAAAAACACTGGAATGATTTACTTGATTCAAGATTAGTAGGACACAATAGTAGTGGCACCCATAAAATATTTACAATTTTACATACATTAAATAGCTATACGCCCTCAGCGGCGGCAACAGCCACTTTAAATTTATCTAATGGAAGTGTTCATTTTATTACAATGCCTGCTGGAAATATAACCATTGCTTTAAGCAATGTAAGTGTGGGTCAACATTTTATAGTAAGGATTTTACAAGATGGAGTAGGGTCAAGAACAGTAACATGGTTTACAACTATTAGTTGGGAGGGTGGAACTGCTCCAACTCTTACAACTACAGCAGACAAGGCTGATATGATAGGAATCAGAGTTACAAGTTCTAACACATTCCAGGGATTTGTGTTAGGTCAAAATATTTAATATGAAAACTATTTTTATAGTACAAGGATATGATGAAAAGTCAGAAGATGGTAGCTTAAAGAACGTAGTTACTTATGAGGTTTATGCAAAAGATGATAAGGAAGCTATTAAAAAAGCTAAAAAATATTGTGATAAACCTTTTTATAGAGTTTCACAAGTAATAGAAAAATAATTATGGCAAGTATTCCCGCGTCGGTAATAATGATTTGGACTGGTAGTAATGCAACTATCCCAAGTGGATGGAGTCGTGAAACTACGCTTGATGATAAACACGCTAAAGCGTGGGGAGCAGAAAACCCTAATGCAACAGGTGGAGCGACAACCCATACTCATACTTCAGCTACTCACACACATACTCTAGACGCTCATACACATACTTATTCATTAAATGAGGCAAATACTGAAGATTCTGCTATTTCAAATTCTGATGGAAGTGGTGCTTTTTCTGGTCCGAGTCATTCACACACAGGAACTTCAGGAGCTCAAAGTGGAGGAACAACCTCTACAGATGCGGTTACTTATGGAGCGGTTTCAAATGACCCACCTTATCGTAAAGTAATATTTGTAAAAGCTGCGGCAGGAGCACAACTTGCCACAAACATGGTGGCTTTTTACAATTCAAACACTCCTCCTTCTAATTGGTCTAATGTATCAGAACTTCAGGGAAGATATCTAAAAGGTGCAGGAACTGGAGCTGATGCAGATTTAACAACAGATAATGGTTCAGCTACCAATGTCCACGGTATTGTTTCTAATCATACAGGTTCACATAGTCATAGTGCTGCTGCTTCAGGTACAGCTTCTGGTTTACAAACAGCAGGTGGAGGAGGTAATGAAGCTGCTCAAAATACACACTCACATAATGTTACTTTAGCATCAGTTTCTACCACAGTAACGGAATATTCAGGAAATTTAACAACCGCCGAGACCGTAGAACCTGTATATGTAATACTTCAAGCAATTAAGAAAGGAGCAAGTGGGATAAAAACTGTAGGAATTATTGGCTTATGGTTAGGAACGGTTGCTAATATTCCAAAAGGTTGGATAGTTTGTGATGGAACTAACTCTACTAAAGATTTAAGAGATAAATTTATTAAAATTGGAGACCCAGCAGGAGCTAATGGAGGAACAAACACCCATACCCACGCAGCTCAAGCTCATGCACACACATCGGCATCACATACTCATACTGGAACAGCAGCTGGTGCAAATCAAGTTA